TCAGTCTACATACGCCTCGAACGTTGCCGTAAGTTGCGTTTGATAGTACGGTTGCGGTGCGGCTGGTGTTACCTGCGATGGGCCAGATGCTGCATCAAAGATGATGCTGGAGAATTTAGCGCGGTCAAATAGATCCTTGACGCGTTCGGCAATCGTAAAGTTAGCAGCAGTGCCAGCGCCAATAGGTGTGAAGACATTTACCACTAGCGTGCCATTTTGCCGGTTGAAACCAGCGCTACCAGTAGGCAGCAATGTGGCATAAGCATTATCACCGAAGCGTATGAATGCCTGCAGCCATGGCGTATTGTTAGGCGGTGTGAATGGTACGTTTTGATAGCTGACAGGATATGCCGGTGCAATAGCCATTTGCGTTGCTAGACGGCCTTCAATGGCGGCACGGACGTCGTTGTAGGTGCTAGTCATGATTCCCTGCCGATGCGTGCTGCTGCAATTCTGACGCGGCCTTGGACATCTTTAGCAACGCCTTGCACCCAACCGGCAGGCGCCTGCTTGGACCAGGCTCGCCCGTCTTTGGTGGATGCAGTTGCCAACCGCTCCGCATATGGCAGGTTGTTGTGAACTGAGTAGACGTTGCCGATGCGTTCTTGCTGGTAGTTCATCTTGCGCAGCGGAAACATCGGCTTAGCTGGTGCGCTGGTTTTGTCACGGCCAGGATTGCTTGGCGCCTGCTGCGGGCCTGCGTCATATGACCCGGCTGCATTCTCGCCCACCTGCCAGCTAGCGCGAAACCTGCCGGTATCAACCGGACTAGCTTGCTTGACGAGTGAGTCAGTCTCCAGCACCGCAGACCGCAACAGCTTCTCCATCTGGTCCTCGCAGTACCTACCGATCTCGCCAACGCGGATAGTGCGTGCCATTATGCCCTCAGGATCAGCTCATAGGTGATTGGCGTGTTGTCCTGCTCGATAGTGGTAACGCGGATGATTTGATGCGTCACGGTGCCAACCGCCACGCGGTCTGCAGTGGATGGTGCTGCGATTAGATCTGCTGCTGCAACGGTCAACCGCTTATCACCTGATTGGATCAGGTCATTTACCTCCCGCACATTGACGTCTTCTATCACGCCACGCACTACAGCGCCGGCCACCACCTCGCTAGCAGTGCCGGTTGTTGGGTTGTAAACGCCAGCGGTGACGCGGTTAATGGTGACCACACCACCAAACTTTGCCATCAGCTTGCTGGCAACCTTGCGTAGCGGATTAGCAAGCGCCATCAGAGCCTATATGCAACGCAATGGCCGCTTTGTAGCTGAATGCTTGTGAATACGCCATAGATAATGGTGCCAGCATCATATTGATGGCCCGCAAGTGAATTGCCCTCCCAATTCGAGGCAATTGCAGCAATTTGCGTGTTGCTAGTAAATTGCAATGCACACCACCTGCCAGTGCGCGTAGTGGTGTCAGTGATAAATGTAGCGCCCTTCGTGTAATCAATGCCCCACACACCTGCATAGTTCATGGTCACACCTTATAAGCGACAACCTTGCCACTTGCCAATGTGACGCTTGTGAATACGCCTGAAATGCTATCGCCCGCTTTAAGCGGCACTGACGTGAAGGTGTTGCCAGTTTGATTTTCAATCACTGCGCTAGCAATTACCGCATCAGCCAGTGCATACAGTTGCCAGAAGCGGCCAGTATGCGCAGCGGTGTCATCAATGTATTCAAAGCCGATGCTGTAACTGCGGTCCATGATCAGCTCCGGCGAATTGAAAAATTACCTGGCCCACTTATTCTAAGCCCTGTAAGGTACCGCTCCATTAGCGGCGGCACCTTGTCAGCACCAACAGCGCCGTAGCCAAGGTTAGGCGTCACGTCAATGCTGCCAATTTTGACGTTTTTGTAGTCTTCCAATCCGCTGAGGCCAATCCCGTCTGGGTTGTTGTGCAGATATGTCGCAAGTACGGCTTGCGCGTACTTGATCTGACTTGGTATTTCATTGTCATCAAAGTAGTCGGTGGTAATCCGGAATGGAAAACCAACGGCATAGGTGTTGATGTATGTATCAGGTCTGCGCACGCCAGTTCTTGGCCACTGCAATGATTGAGTGTCAGTAGCGCGGGCGCCAAGGTACCGCTCACGATCCAAGCGTTGAGTAGCGGTAAACAAAGCACGGTTCTTTTGATCAGTGGTTGCTGTCGCCCATGCCGTTACATCAGCATCTTCCACGAAGCCATCAATGATCGCTTGCGCGTCAGCTAGCGTCAGGTATGAGTTTGCGTTGGCGGCGTTTGGTGTCGCCACTATTACGATTGCCATCGGTTGAATCCTCTTGTATAAGTGTAGGCTCCGCAATAGAAAGAGAGGCCGCCTCCGTGGAAGCAGCCTCCTGGTTACGCAGTCGCCGGAAAGCGAATAAGCCCATATCAGGCTTCAGCGCCCTTGATGATGGCAAAGTTCAATACCAGCACCTCGCCTGCGGTTGCGCCCACATTGGAAAGCGTGATGGTAAATGAACCAGCCGCAACAGCGCTAACGCTTGCGACATAGGTGCCGGTGGTTGCTCCAGATTGGATTGCCACAACAGGCACATCGTTAATACCAACGAAAGTGTTGGTCACAACGAAGCTCACTTCAGCACCGCCAGCTAGCGACGCATCATGAGTGGTGATCTCACCAGCAGGCTTACTGAGCGTAACCCCCGTAGCTTTGCTAGTTTCCTGGGTAACAGCACCGCCTAACCCAGTCGGGTAGCCGATGGCTTTACCAGCAGTTGCCTCAAAGATAGATGCCATGATTAGTTACCTCAGAAGTTGGAAGTAACAGTAGCCCTAACGATGCCGAGGTTCTTAAGCTCGTACACCTTAGTCCAGTTACCGATTGTGGCAAGTTGAGCTTGTGTCGGGTTAGCAGTACCCACAACCCACTTAGCGCCAACCGGGTGATAGCAGTAATGCAGGTCGATTGACATGGCATCACTCTTGGCGAGGATGTCACGATCAGTTTCAGTCTGCATCGCCATTTGCTCACCGCTGGCGATAGCGCCTTGAGTGAAGAAATACACCGGGTAGTTGGTGCTGGTAGGTGCCAGATCGTCAGAGACGATGACGCGGAGGCCCATATACAGTGGCACTGCATTGTCGCCGCCATAAGCAGCAGCAATGCTGCCGCCTACTGCGTTGATGGTGCTAGCGCCGGTTGCAGCAGTACTGAGGCGTGCCTCAGTATTGGTCACATAATCAATGGCCTTGCGCTCAACCAAGTCGTAGTACACAGCAGAGTGCATGCCGACAGCGGTGAGCTTGTCGCCTTGATCGCCTAGCAGCGCGCGTGCCTTAGCCACCTGACGGGGGCCGAGAGCAGTTTGCCCAGTCTTGTCAAAAGACAGATCAATGAATGCAGCGCCAGTGTTGGAGGTCAAGCCGCCAAATACACCTTCGAGGCATTTGATCAGATCCTTCTGCCGTTGGTGGGCTACATAGTCGGCCACCTTGGCGCCGATGGCGGCCATCGGGTCGGCACCAGCAGCCAATGCTGCGAGGTCACGTGACTCAAAAGCACGGCCACGGTGCAGGATGACACCGACTTGCTTGTCGGCGGTGATCTTACCAGGCGTCAGCGAGGTGCTGTCGGACAGCACTTCAAAGTCACCGGTAAGGTTTGCTTTCCAGAATGGAATGTTGACGTAGTCACCACCCTCAGTAGCGTTCAGCTCCGCCATCGGCTGGACCACACCGGATGCCAGGAAGGCATCACGCAGGGTGGTTTGCTCGATGACGTAAGGCGTGAAAATCTCCGGAATGATGACATCAGAGCGAAGTGTCGCCATGATGAATTGCCTTGAAGAATTGGTTTACGGTGTGGGCACAACCCGATCACCAGCACAGCCGGTTGTAGATATGTTAGCGCAAGGCAATCGCTTTCATCCGATCGTATAAGTCACGATCCGTCCTAAATAGCCGCGCCTGCTCCGTCAAGTTGAACGTCTCCCTGGCAAATGGGTTCTTCAGCCCAGTGGGGATGCTGCTACTAGCTTGCGCACCTGGGGCGCCACTGCCCTGTGGCCGCGGCTGCTTTTGCATCCATGCCGGTAGCGTCTTGGCCCATTCAGCAACAGGCGTGCGCTGGTAGCCGTCTACTACTACCACCGTGCCATCTGGCTCGCGTTCAATTTGATCACTGCTTAGCTTGGTCTTCAGCACCATGTCCGGGTCGTGGACGATATCGGCCAGTGCCGTCACGGCTGGCGTGACCAGTTCAAGCTCACGGCATTTGGCTTCGAGTTCTGCGATGCGCTGGTCCTTTTGCGCCGTCGCCTCACGGAACTGCTGCTCCAGTACCTGCCGCGCTTCGGCGTACTTCCCTTGCGATTCAAGTTCAGCTTGTTCAGCGCGACGCTTGAATTCAAGGAGTTCGTCGACATTGACACCATCTGGGACTGCCTTACCCTGTTGCTTAGCTTTCTTGTACTCGTCGATAAGCTCTGCGTTCTTGCGCCGCATTGCTTCTAGCTCAGCTTGCAATCGTGATACTTCAGCGTTTTGCTCCACAGGAGCGGTTTGCTCTTCAGACATGGATAAGCCACAGGCTTAATTACCTCACCACTTTACCTTATCAGCCCAATAGGCAGCAGACATTTTGCCTTTGGCAATGTTGCTGGAGTGCCTTGCCTTAAATGATGCGCGACGTGCTTTTGCTGCTGCTGATTCACCTTCGCGCGCTGGGCTACCGCTAACGCCTTGCTGGCCAAAGCGTATCAGCTTTATGGTGTCACCTTCTTTAGCAAGTACAACATGCGATTTCTTCGGATGCTTAGGCGTCCGTTTTGGCTTGTTGTAGCCACTAAATTGTTCGCCGCGGTAGGTGATCACTTTTTCTTCTTACCCTTGCGGCTTTTACCGGCTTTTGCGAGTGCGATTGCTACGGCTTGCTTTTGCGGTTTGCCCTTCTTGAGCGGCATGACGCCATTCAGCAACTGTGATCAGTTTACCGCCATCTGCCGTAGCCCAACCTTTATCGGTGTAGATCGCCGGCACCCATGCATCGCCTACAAGCGCCTCAACTGGGTCAGAGCTGATATAGAAGATGCCACGGTTACCAAAATGCCGGAGGCTAGGCAGGTCCATATCGCTTGCGGAGCTGCTCTAATGTTACCTCTGCGCCATCATCGCGGACTAGCTTTGCGATGGCATTGCGTGGCCCGTACTTATCGGCAAGACGGTTGAAATATGCAACCTTGCCGGGGCCAAGCGCATCGGCTTGCACGCTACGCGGCTGCTTAGCCAACCACTCGCCATAGCTTTGATTGATTGGCACCTGACCATCTTTGCTAGCCCTGGTTGCTGTAGTCGATGGCGGCAGGATGTCTGGATCGATGATTGGCACTGTAGTACTGCGGCAGTTGAAATGCTGCGGTGGCATCGGGCCACGGCCATATTCAAACTCTCTGCCGTCAAGTGCTGCACACCTTGCGCTAGTCCTAGTATCCAGCGTGGCAACGTATCGATATTTCTTGGTGATGTCCTGATTTGCTTCATACACCTGCTGGCTGGCGGTATTAGCCACTTGGTTGATGCTGGTGCGGACGAGCGTCATAATCTGGTTGTCGGTTACGGATGTCAGCTCACCACCGGCAGCAATGATCTTCCGAAGCGGCTTGGTGATCATTCGCGGCTCTTGGCCGAATGTCAGCCGTTGCCCGCTGCCCTCTAGGCTCCCGATCAACCGCTTGGCAATGGATGGTGTCGTCTCGCCGGTTAACAGGCCATTGCGCACCACCTGACTGAATCGCTCCGCCTGATCCACGGCGATGCCTCGGAATGCCTTTTCCACGGTGCTGCCATTGGGCAGTGTGATGGTGGCGCCACGGGGTGCGGTGAGGTTGAACGTGCCAGTGCCGGCCTGCTGCGCCAGGGCTTCGGTGCCGTAGACGGACTTGAACAAGTCATCCGATAGCGCCACCACATTGAGCTGCGTTGGATCCGTGGTGACCACTGACTGCGCAAATTGAGGACTGATCTCTACGGTGCGCACTGCATCGCGGCTACCAGCCGGCAATGCACGGCGTAGCTGCTCAGTAACAAATTCAGATTGCAACTCCGCTAGCCCCTGCAGTTCTGGCACCATCAGCTCACTTGCATCACCTGCCCATGTTGCCAGGCTGTCCTTGAGTTGCGCCAGGATTGCCCGCAACCTTGCTGCTTTGACTGGTGCAGCTAACTCATCAATAGTGCGCAGTTGGTTGGCAGCATCAATGATGATGTCGTTATATGCGTTGATCACCCGCCTAGCTACAGAGTTGCTATAGCGGTTTAGATCTATTGCATTGCGATATAGCGCAGCAGGTGTGCTCATTAGAGGATGCCTAGGTCTTGCGGCGCATACCCCGATCGGATGCTTACATTTGCGCCACGGTTCAACGAACCTGTAACTAACGCTGCAAACGCGTCATATCCATTCTGCCCATCTTCCATCATCACTACTTGATCGACTTCATCCGCCTTGCCATCTTTGTACCAAGTGACACGCACAATGGCAAGGATCTCTTCTGGTAGTGCAGATACGGTGTAATCAAGCGTCGTCTTCCTGTTGCCCTTCTGCGGGTCGATCCAAACCATCACGTCCACTAGGCGATCCGTTATCCAGTCGAGTAGACGGTAAATCAAACCCCGCATTGGATGTAGCCTCCAGTTCTTCATCTACGTTAAAGTCATCCCCTAGCACCTCGCCGTCGCTTAGCTGACGGAGCAGTGTCTCCTGGGTGATGGTGCCTGCAGTGTACAACTGCAGCAGCGACTGGATCTCCTGTGGCTCCAGTCGTGCGCCGATGAAGTCACGATTGACGTAGCAGCTACCGGCTGCAGCTGCTTGCCCGAGGTACTGCGCATGGTATTGCAGGCAGTTGTCGATCATGTCCTGCACGTTCTGCGCAATGACCATCATTGTGCTGTCGCCTTGGCTGCGATCAATGCGTTTGGCTTCAGCGGTTTCGGCTGATAGCTTCTGGCCTAGCACTGCCGATAGCCCTAGCTCATTGATCTGCGCAGCGATCTGCTCCAGCCTGCGAAACTGATAGTCAAAACTGGTGCCCTTGGGCTCGATGTATTCAGCCTTGCCTTCAGCGGGAAATGCGATCGCCTCTCCTGGCCCTGCGGATACCTCCTCAGCAGCGGATGGGAAGCCAAAGAATGCCAGCATCGGCACCGCTGAGATATGCAGTTGATTATCGAGATCTGATTGCACCTGATACACCTTCAGGTTTAGCTCTGCAATATCTTCCAACGGCGGCCGTGATTCGAGGTATCCAACGCGGTTGCTGTATGCAACGGAGAATGGAATCTCGCTAAGGCTGGTGGTGCCTTCATCAGTGATGCGAAACTCACCGTCATCACCTTTCTGGTGGAGCTGATATGCGCCAGGCGTTAGCAGCCGAATCTGCTGCACTGCCTTCTCGCCGTACTCACCATCTGGGACGGTGACAGTTTCCGATAGCCGCAGCATGGATAGCGCCTGCTGGCCATCTTTTAGCTCAGTGCGCCAACCTAGGATCTGCCGCGGCGTGTAGGTCACCCAGTATGGGCGCCCGCCATCTTGCGGTGCATCAACTAACGTGCCGACGTGGCCATAACGCACCAGCTTGCGGGCAGTTTCGTAGGTCCATACATTCAGATCATTACCCTGCATATCTACGTCAAATAGCTGCTCAGTGATCACATCACTGGTGTCCTCAAGCCTTACGGGCTTACGCGTCAACATACCAGCCAGCATCCGCTCAAGTCTTGCGTAGTAGGGAGGGCATACGCTACGCGCTAAGCGATTATCGTAACTTTCGTCTAATTCTCTAGGCTCTTGCGGTAAATATCTGCGATGCCTTTTCCTCATCGCATACGTGCCACCCATTAGATCTTCAAGCAAAACCCAATGCGGCTCTTGCGCATACCAGGCGGTGTTCGGGTCACTAACCTGCGTGACCTGCCGTTGAGCAAGCGGGCGATCGTAT